TAAAGAACGATATTATCAAAGATTAGATGAACAATCAGTTTTCCTAAAGAAAGAAGATTGCTTAGACCTTCCCGAACAAGTCTTTGAAATCCGCAAATTCGACATGTCAAAAACTCAAAGACGCTACTATGACGATATTGAGAATGATATTCGTGAACATATAAATCAATGGAGCAAATTTGAGTTTACCGCCAAATTAATGAAACTCCGCGAGGTCGTTAGTGGTTTCGTAATCAATAAAGACAAGACAATAACCACATTTGATAACGACAAAGAAAAGCTATTACAAGAAGTCGTTTCTGAAATTGGCAATCAACCGATTATTGTATGGTGTCAGTTTACGCACGAAATTGAATCACTTGCAAAGAAATTTAATGGCGTGGCATTAACATCTAAAACTAAAAATCGTGATGATATTATCCGGCAGTTTAAGAATAACAAAATCAATTTATTATTCACGCACCCAAAACTAATCGGCAAGGGTTTGACTTTTACTAATTGCACTTACAATATTTACTATTCTATGAGTTTTAGTTATGAGGAATTTAAGCAAAGTAAAGATAGGATTCACAGAATAGGTCAGGGCAATAAATGCACATACATAATTTTACAGGCTAATAACTCCATTGAAGAAAAGATTTACGATTGTGTTCAGCGAAAAAGAAACGCTGTTGATGAATTGTATCTTGAAATGGGATTGAGAAATGCAAATTAAGGAGAATAGAATGGAAATCATTAAAAAGGGCGAAATTGAGAGAGTAGAAGAAACAAAAATGTTTGAATGTAAGCGCTGCGGCTGTGTTTTTAAGGCGGACAGAAGCGAATATATACCTGGTCAACATTATGATGAATTTTATTATACCTGCACTTGCCCAACTTGCGGAAAGACTGTATGGCGGGAGGACGATTAATGTCATCGTTGTTAAAAGAAATAAATAATTCCGGCAAAAATGCAAAATGGTTGAAATCCGCAATAAAAGAAGAAGAATTTGTATGCTCTTTATGCGGAGGTTCTAATTGGCAATATGATGATAACGGTATAATTAGACAAAGCAATTTTTGTCCTAATTGCGGCGCAGAAATGACATTGAATCATTTGTTTTTAGATATTGATGAAGCTATAAAATTTTGCCAAGAAACATATAACGATAAATCAATGTCACTTGGCAAATATCAACAAATTAAAGTATGGCTTGAACATCTAAAGTTTTTACTTGATCGTGATACTGCAAAGGAAGTTATAGATAAAAAGTTTGTACAAGGCGAACGCGGCAAATGCCCGAACTGCAAAACACCTGTATCAAGAGCGGAAGATAGGTTTCATTGTGGTACTTGCGGGCAAAAATTACTATGGTTTAGTAATGTCGGCGAATCATTAGCTAAAAGATATGTAGATTCATTAAGGGAGTGATTCCAATGGGGTTATTTAAGAAGTCAAAAGAAAATCCAACAGAGTTAGAATTTCATTGCGAAAATTGCGGCATTGACTTTTCAAGAGATTCTTCCGTTTGCCGGAAATCAATATATCCAACGTTTGGAAATAATGAAATGATTTATTACTTTACGCATTGCCCAGAGTGTGAAACACAAATTTCAATGAGGTATGAGTAATGGAATTTTGGAGCACGGTTTTTGAGGAAATGACAAAAGGTAATTTTTCTTTTGCGATTTTGGTTGTCGGTGCGGCTCAGTTGGTTGTTATGATAATCAACTTGTGTAAGAAAAGATAGAGGATATTATGGAGAAATTTTATATTGTTCCCGCAGAATCCGCACTTGGTAAGGCATTTCAAAATTATAAGAAAGATTCCGATTTGCTTTACAATACATATTTGGATTTTGCAAAAGAAAAAGGTATTATCTCTGACGGAGTTTATTTAACTGCAAAAAGGTTGTGGATTAACCCAACATCAGAGGATAAAGAAAAGTTTGGCTCGGAGTTTATGATGTATGAACCCGGCAAGTTCAAGAAAACCTCTCGGCTTTGTAAAGAATGGATTAATCTCTGTCGAGAAAAAGGAATTAAAGGTTTATCAAAACCGAATCCAATATTCTATTTCCATAAGAGTGATTTTTTCAGTTGCAGAAGTCGTTTATTTGAATTAGATGGCGTGATTTATTGTACTCTTTCTTCAAGTAGTGAGTTCAACGCGCCGGATGAACTAAATGAAATCAAAGCAAGTGAGTTTTATACGATTATGGAGCAACACGAGATTCAAATATAAAAGTGTGGTTTTATTGACATTCCGAAATAGTGATGATAAAAATTGATTCTTAATTGATATTCTACTTTAGGTGGTGACGAATTATAAGTAAGTATAATAAAAATCTTTATAAAGTACAAAAGAAAGCGCTGAACTCGCTATTACAATTTATAAAGACATTTAAGAATAAAAACTTAATTGTGTTGAAAATTGGTTGTAATTATGAATTTCATTCTACATCAAAAAACATAATATATCTATTGCATAAGAAAAAGAAGAAAAATGCAAAGGAAATTTTTACATTGTCAGTACGAGAACCCAAAGAGCTAAAAGAATACTTATGTAAATCCTTTTCGGATTCAAAAATCAATTTAGGAAGTAATATATACAATATTTCTGTTCAACAAATCATTGATTGTATTAAACGTAGCAAATTCCATTGTTATTCAATTAGTAAGAATGGTAAACAAATTGGCGAAATAGCGTTTGACGCAAGAGGTAAAATACTTGACACATTAACAAAAAGAGATATTGAAAGCATAATAAAAAATGAGTAGAGGTGTAAATATTTGGCAGGACAAATAGAAAAGAAATATACAAATGAAATGCTAAAAGAAATGCAAGGTTGGGATTTAGACCGCAAAATTGCAACTTCTTTAACACGCATTATCGAATTTGCGAAGCATTTTAATAATCAGGTTTATGTTTCTTTTTCCGGCGGTAAGGATAGCACTGTGCTTCTTGATTTGGTTCGCAAGGTTATTCCTGATGTAACAGTTGTTTTTAGCAACACAGGTTTGGAATATCCAGAGATTCAGGCTTTTGCAAGAAATCAAGGTGCTGAATTTGTTAGACCTAAAATGATGTTTAATGAAGTTATTACTAAATATGGTTACCCAATTATTAGTAAGGAAGTAAGCCAAGCGATATACTATGCACGAAGAATCATTCCGAGAGAGAGAGAGAGAGAGAGAGAGATTCGGCACAACGCTTATCAACTTATGCTATTGGGGATTTATCCCAAATGTGGATTAAAGGGTATAAGGAAACATTTAGAAGAAGATGTGACCTTGTTGGATTGCCACGAAAGTTTGAAGGACGTTTTAATGAAGATGAATATGGGTAGCAAGTCAAGATATAATAAGACGAAATGGCTACCGATTGCAAGAGATATGCCTTTTCTTATTTCTCATTATTGTTGTACCGTAATGAAAAAATCACCGCTTTCCACATTTCAAAAAGCTAATCATTTATATCCATATATAGGCACTATGGCACAAGAAAGTATGTTAAGAAAAACTGCGTGGTTAAACCACGGGTGCAATGCTTTCGATGGGAATAAAATTACATCACAGCCATTATCATTTTGGACTAACCAAGATATTCTCCAATATATAAAAAGATTCGGATTAGATATTTGTTCTGTATATGGCTACATTGAAACATTAAATAATGGCAATTTACATTGTACGGGAACGCAAAGGACAGGTTGTGTTTTCTGTGGCTTCGGAGCGCATAATGAAAAACAAGGTGAAGAGCGTTTTCTCTTATTAAAAGAAACTCATCCAAAACAATACAATCACTGTATTAACGGTGGTAAATGGTCTGATAATCCATATTATGACCCAAATGCGAGTACAGAACCAGACGAAATAGGTTGGGTAAACTGGAATCCGAAGAAAATTTGGACACCTTCTAAAGAAGGATTAGGGTTTGGTGTGGTTTTTGATTACTTAAATGCAGAGTACGGCGAAAACTTTATTAAATATAAATGAGGCAAAAATGAAAAGTAGTTATTTAGATTGTGCAGCTACAACTGAACCGAATCAAAATGCTCTTAAAGCTGCTATGCCTTACCTAACTAATTATTGGCATAACCCATCTGCTCTTTATGGACAAGCGCAAAAAGCAAATCAAGCCATAGAGTTGGCAAGAAAAGATATGTCAGATTATATTAAAGCTAAATACAATGAGATTTATTTCACCTCTGGCGGTAGCGAGAGTAATTGTTGGGCAATTCAAGGTTTTATACATAAATGTATAAAAGATAACACACAGCCAGTTGTCATTACAAGTAAAATTGAACACAAGTCAATTATGGAGTGTATCAAGTTTATACACGATAGTAGATTAGCAGATGTTTATTATGTCGATAATGATTGCTATGGCTATATTGATTTAGAACATCTTAAATACATAATTGAATATGCACACAGAATCTACAATTCATCAAGTGTGTTGGTTTCAATCCAATTTGCTAACAATGAAATCGGAACAATTCAACGAGTAAAAGATATTGCGAAGATAGTTCACGATTACGGTGGAATTTTCCACACTGACGCAGTACAAGCAGTTGGCAATATTTCTGTAAATGTCAAAGAACTTGACATTGATATGCTGTCAGCCTCGGCGCATAAGTTTGGTGGCACAAAAGGAAATGGATTTTTATATATTAAAGACGGTGTAAAAATCGAACCTTTAATCTTTGGAACACAAAATAACAATATGCGCGGAGGAACTGAAAACGTAGCAGGAATCGTTGCTATGGCACACGCCCTAAAGAATCGCGTAATTTCTACTTCTCAAATATTAGAAATCAAGGGTAAACTCATAAAGGCTTTGTATGATTTAAAGCCATACCGTTTCAAGATAAATGCGAAATGCAGCACTAATCTTTCGTTGCCGTCAATATTGAGTATCACAATTTTAGAAGATGTAACTGCCGAAGCAATATTATATCTTTTGGATTTGAATGGGATTCAAGTTTCATCTGGCTCTGCGTGTAATTCTCGAACGAATAAACCGTCTTATGTTTTATCAGCTATTGGACTGTCCGATTGGGATTCAGCCAGAACTTTTAGAATTTCTTTCAACGCTTCACTGACGGATGAGCAGATTGATTATTTTGTAAAAACTCTAAAAGGCACTTTGAATATACTTGTATATTCTAAATGTGAAAAATAAATATTGCTTATAATTCTAACAAAGCATTAAAAGTACGTTATGGTTCTTAATTAGAAGTATAAACGATAATAAAACGGAAGTTTGATTGATATGAAAAGTAATTTTAATGAACAAAATACGGTTGTAACCATTAATCCAGATTCTTCAACTATTACTAATTATGATTTTATTGTAGGATTAGATGTGTTCAAACTTGCTGAATTAATTTATGAAAAATCATCAGATGTATGTGATTGTTGTGCGTATATGCACACGAACAAATGTAGTGACGGCAGATGTGTTGGCGGTATCATTGAATTACTAAAACAGCCATACGATAAGAAAAATTTTGAATTTTTATAATTAAATGTGGATTTAGAAAAATGAAAAATAGCAGAGAACTCCCTGACGGCACTGTAATAAATTTAGATTTGATAACTACAATTCGCAAAAATGATTCTTTTGATTTTCTGGGAAATCGTGTATTTCAGGTATTATATGATATAGGGCGCAACTCATATTGTGAAGATTTCGGGATTTGCGAAGAAAGAGATAAAAGGTTTGACTATTTAGTACATCTTTAATATGAAACAATATAATTGGTGGTTGCTTGCACCATTTTCAGAACAAACACGCAAATACCTTGATTTGAATTATCAATTATTTGGAGGACGAGAAATGTTAATTACTCCCGACAAGAAAACCAAATCACTCATAATTGCAAAAAAAAACATTGTAGCCCAAGCTAAAGATAAATTTCCATTGTGTGTATATCTTAAAACTCAATTATCGCCGGAGAAAAGAGAATTGATAGAAAAAGAATGTTATATCACAACTCTATCTGAGGATAATGTAGGTTAATTCTATACTCTGGAATGAAAAGCAACATTACAAGTGTGAAATTAATAAAGTGGTGTGATAAATATGAAGCTTTTAGACGAAAATAATAGATTAAACAAGTGTGTTCCATTCTGCGAAGGATTAAGGTTCATTGTCGATGATACTATACTTGATTTGTGTGGAGAAGAACCACAGGACAATATGGATATATATATTACAGAAGAAGGCAAATTAAGCTGCGGAAATCCAAGCAATTATACTTGTCACTTTATCGGAAGTGTTACACTTAAACGTATTTATGGCGCTTTTCCAAATTATATTTGCTCTGAATATTCTGTTTATGTGGTTTCTATTATCAAAGGCGATAGAAAACCGGCAAAATGTAGTGTTGAGCTTGGAGGTATAAAATGAAAGTATTACAAGCAATATTATTTGTAGATTTATTCGTAAATTTCTTTTATTTAATTTTTTGGAAATTATTGGTGCGCTGCGGTGAAAACGATATGGGACATTTTCTTATTCCGATATGGAAAATATTGTGGTTCGAATTACCACTAATCACATCTGGAAAAATAATAGTATGTACCATCGTTGAATTGTTCTTTATCTTATCTGATATTTTAGCATTTCCTTTATATTTCATTTATAGAATTATTCGGCATTTTATTTTTGCATTTTGGTATTTGTTCGGTACAGACAGAGAAACAGTCAAAAATAAATGGAAGTATTTCTGGGATGACAGAGATACATATTACTCGTGGATTAGAGGTTAATATGGAAGTAACTAAACTTACGTTAAACACAGACGGTACGGCTGAAATAATGCAAAAGGTTAAAATAAAGCCAAATGATTACGAGATTCTTCATCGTTGGTGGTTTACCTCTGACAGAAACATAATTCGTGCATGGACTATGGATGAATATGTCAAGTGCGACCCACGCAAAAAAATTATTATTCCGTATAAAATAGATAACCGAGAAATAATGGTTGAAGCCCATTGTGTTGAAGAAAGACGAATATTTGCTACCAAAAATGGGAAAGAACTGTTTGGATTTATAAAAGAAATTGATTATTCTGTGGAGGTCAATGATGAACAAGACGGAAATGCTAATTATTGATATTCCATATCGCGAACTTCATCTTTTAATGGATAATGAAACTGTTGAAAAGTTTGAAAACTGCGGGAACACAATATACAAAACTTATATTGATACTGAAAACGCCGTCTATTCACGAACGCCTTTAATTTTTACAACAATTACTCATTTTCTACGGTGGTCATATGCAACAAGATTATTCGTACATATTAACGGCGAAGAACACGAGCTTACGATTGGCGACTGCGAGGGAACTACAAGAGAAATACGCACCGGACACAATTTAGAAAAACTTCTAATTTCCGGCGAATTTGATTGGTGGCGAGATTGATATGTTAAAACTGACAAGCGTTATTAAAATAACCGAAATCAAACACAAAAGTTTCACAAAAGCATTTAAGAACGTAAAAGTAAATGATGTTTTGGAATTAAGCATTGAAATTAAAAATCGTACAAGAACTTACGGCAAAGGAATCAACGCAACATATATCGCGGTTAAGAATTACCGCACACAATCTATAAATGAGATAAGTATGTCAAATTGCGCCGAAGTTTTGCTGAGCTGTTTTGAGTACGTTGAATTAACGCAAGGGAATTAAAAGAAAACAATGGATAATTATAGGCAGACAATAAATAGCCTTTCTCATAAACAATTACTTTGGTTACTTGAACAATACCACAACAGTACCCAATAATATAAAACCTCAATTATTGGGAGTTTATGTAGCCTTTATGTCAATGAAAAAACTAATTCATCCAACAAATTTACCGTTGGAGATTTACGAGAATTTCAAGCACTTCCACTTGATATTAAAGTAAGAATGACATACTTGCGTATCAGATGGTGGCTGAATGAATTTGATGGGTATGTGTCTTTCAGCGGAGGAAAAGACAGCACGGTGCTTTTACATATCGCAAGACAAGTGAGCAGTGATATTCCAGCTGTATTTGTTGATACTGGTTTGGAATATCCAGAAGTCAGAGAATTTGCATTAAGCCAAGATAATGTTGTACGTCTTAAACCTGAAATGAATTTTCGCAAAGTTATTGAAACTTATGGCTATCCTATAATAAGCAAAGAAGTAGCACAAAAAATATATGAATATCGTAAAAATCCAAACGGATATGCAAAGGCTCGATTTGATGATAATTCAGAGCACATAAAGAAATATGGAAAAAGATATTCAATGTCGAAATGGACATGGTTAAGAGATAGTAACATACCAATAAGCCATATGTGTTGCAATGTTATGAAGAAAAAACCAGTCAAAAAAATACGAAAAAGAAACTGGACGAACACCTATTATCGCAACGATGGCTTGTGAAAGCCAAAATAGGAAAACAGCATGGCTAAAAAACGGTTGCAATGCTTACGAAAGCAAAAGACCAACCTCGCAGCCAATGAGTTTTTGGACAGAGCAAGATGTTTTGCAATATATAAAAGAAAATAACCTACCATATGCTTCTGTGTATGGCGACATCATTGAAGATGAAAAGGGTAAATTGAAAACTACAGGTTGTGACCGCACCGGTTGTGTATTCTGCGCATTTGGTTGCCATCTTGAAAAAGAGCCAAATAGATTTCAAAGATTGAAACAAACACATCCGAATCTTTGGGAGTATTGTATGAAAGATTGGGAAAATGGCGGTTTAGGGATGAAAAATGTTTTGGATTATATCAATGTAAAAACAGAGTGAGAAAGGTAAACATAAAAAACACAATGAAGAAAATAATTGTTGATATGGACGATACGGCAACATGGTTATTGCCAACATGGGTTAGTTTGCTTAATAAAGAACATAATCTGTGTGTCGATTGGAGAGATATTAAAGAATGGGATATGACTAAAGCATTCCCAACTTTATCTAAAAATCAGATATATGCACCATTGAGAACAGAAGCCATTTGGGATTTAGTTATTCCGCGCGGTGAATCTGTTTCGCAGTTAGAATATCTCCACAATCATGGCTATGACATTTATATTTGTACAACTACAGATTATAGAAATATTAAGCCGAAGTATGAAAAAGTAATTAAAAAGTATTTCCCATTTATTGATTGGGGACATATGATTATTACTTCAAACAAGCAAATGATTATGGGAGATTTCATCATTGATGACGCTCCACACAATCTAATAGGTGGTTGCCAACCGCACAAAATCTTAATGGATATGCCGCACAATCAGGATTATAATGAAAAAGGCATTGTGAAATTTTCAAGTTGGAAAGCTATCAGAAATTATATTGAAAATAATTAAAAGGAGAAAGAGAAATGAACACAATTATTTGCGAGAATTGCAACACAGAATTTAGAAAGGTATTTTCTTTCAACAGTAATGGCGAGGGAGTTCATTACTTTGAGTGCCCGAACTGCGGAGTGCATACACGTCCTCACGAGATTGCTTTTACCGAAGAAGGTAATGTAATTCTTGCAAAGAACAAGGAGGGCAATCCTATTCTTGCTTATCAGGTAGCAAATCCTAATGACGAAAAGACATACGGAAACGTTATTTCGATTAAGCAGGAAGATTCCGGCGACAGCAAAAAGCAGCAGAGAGCAAAGAAGAAACCGTTCAGCAAAAATTCCAAGCAGAACAGTAAAGATAAAAAACCCAATGACAAGAAAGGCGGCAAGCCTTTTCGTAAGAAGGGCAAAAAGGAGAGAAAAGACGAATAATGTATTGTGCTTACATAACTACTATTAAAGAGTTAAGAAAACATAATAACGCAGATAGGTTACAGTGCGCAACTATTTTTGGCAATAACGTAATCGTCGATTTGAGTTACAAAGAAGGACAGCGCGTAATTTATTTTCCTGTCGATGGGCAACTCGGAGAAGATTTCGCTAAAGAAAATAACCTTGTTAGAATCAAAGACGAGAATGGTAACAATATTGGCGGTTATCTTGACCCAGATAAAAGAAACATCACGGCGCTCAAACTTCGCGGAGAACAGTCAGATGGTTTGGTTCTGCCTATTGAAGTATTGGAGAAATATGTTGATACAGATACGCTTTTAGACGGCGACCAAATTACTGTTATTAATGGCTTTGAAATCTGCAAGAAATACATACCAAAAGTTCAGCCAAGACAAAACAAACAATACACGGGAGCAATTAAAACCCGCAAAAATCGCAAAGAGGAAAATGAAAAAGTAACATATCCATTTTTCGTACAGCATATTGATACTGCCCAGCTTGCGTATAACGAAAAAGCATTTAAGCAAGGAGATACTTGTTATATTACTTTGAAAATGCACGGAACTTCTGCCCGAACAATGAACGCGATTGAAGTAACAAAAAAGAAAAGAAACAGATTCTTGAAGAAAGTATTCAAATTAAAGGATAAAACGTCGCGGCAATACAAGGTTGTAAGCGGAACGCGCAGAGTTACATTGAAAAATTATGATGGCGGATATTATGGCAACAATTCATTCAGACAAAAGTATCACGATTTATTCAAAAGCAGATTGCCAAAAGGCGCAGAAATCTTCTATGAAATTGTCGGTTATGTGAATGATGAAACAACTATTATGGGTAAATGCAAAAATGCGCTTATCAAAGATAAAGCATTCACTAAGCAATATGGAGATGAAACAATTTTTTCTTATGGCTGCGAACAGGGTGAAAATGAATGCTATGTTTATCGTATGACTTTGACAAATGAGGATGGTTTCGTCGTAGAAATTCCGTGGGAGCAAGTATGTATTGAGTGCGAGAAAATGGGCGTTAAGTGCGTGCCGACTTTCGAGAAATTCATTTTCACAACTTGGGATGACCTAATGCAGAGGGTTGAAAAGTATTATGATGGCGTAGACCCGATAGGCAAAACACATATCAGAGAAGGAATAGTCGTTAGAATCGACAATAGACCTTCTTTTACTGCGTACAAACATAAAAACTGGTCATTTAAGGTTCTTGAATCAATAATAAAAGATACATCTGACGCTCCCGATATGGAAGAAGCAGAAGAATTAATTGTTGAAGAAATGGAAGGTGAAGCATAATGCCGGAAACAAATAAAAATCAGGAAGAAGAAATCAAATTTGAAGGAATCAGATTAACTGACGTGAGCGCAAAAGAATATGTTGAACCGTCAAATAATTTTGATTTGAAACTTGATGAAGCCAAAAAAGAGCGGGAATACGAAGATATTGTTCGTGCTGCGCTTCAAAAGCAAAGGGCGCAAGGAATTAGAATTGGTATGCTTGCCTCTGCAAAGGCAATTATGGAATACGTTAATGATACTTCTAAACCATTGATGAAACGTATCGAATTGATTAAAAAATTCTGCAATGTCATGATGAAAGACGAGCAAACATTCTTAAATAAGGATTTATATGATGTTAAAAAAGACGATTCTGAGGAAACAAATGAATGAACCTTTCTTAATTGTAATGGTTGGATTGCCGGGAAGTGGTAAAAGCACATTTGCAAAAACCATTTATTTTGAAATTGACGAAAAGAGAATTAATCCGGTGATTCATTCGTCTGATAATTTAAGAGAAGAATTGTATGGAAATGCAGCAGTTCAAGGTGACAACAATAAACTCTTTTCTGAATTACACAGAAGAATCAAGAGCGATTTATCACAAGGTAAAAGCGTTGTGTATGACGCTACAAATATTAGTAAGAAAAATCGCATTGCTTTTTTTAAGAGAAATGAGCAAAATAAAATGCCATCCAATTTGTTTTGTTATGGCTACCGAATATAATGCTTGTTTATTTAATAATCAGCAGAGAGAGCGCAAAGTTCCAGAAGAAGTTATACATAGAATGTTTATTAATTTCCAACCTCCACATGAAAGTGAAGGATTTGATAGTATTAATTACTGTTTCACATATTTGAATGAGCGCAATGAATTAGTTGAAAAAGAACCAAACAATAAATATGCTCTATCAAACTATTTTAAGATTGCGAACAATTTCAATCAAGAAAATAGCCACCATACATTCTCTCTCGGCAAGCATTGTGCCGAAACTGGCAAATACATTCAAAATAAAAGAACAAATGATTTTTGGTTGCTTATGGCTGCGCTTTTGCATGATGTAGGTAAACTTGACACAAAAACAAAGTTCAATTCTCGCGGCATAGAAGATGGCGAATATCATTACTACAATCATAACTGTGCCGGAAGCTATTCCTCGATGTTTTACTTTAACAATATCGAAACAGTATGGAATAAACCGTGTTCTATGAGTGATGTAACTAACTATATTTATTATCATATGCACCCATATTTAGCATGGAAGCAGTCAGAGAGAGCAAAAGAACGAGATAGAAAATTGCTTGGCGACAAAATGTTCAATGACATTATGTTGTTGCATGAAGCAGATTTGGCGGCACATTAAAAAATTCCACTCAATGAGTGTTTATATAGATACCTTACTTTTGAAAGCGGTGGTTAAATTGATTGTGTAAAAACAACCATAAAAAACTTAATGACAAAATAAAGGAGAATATAATGACAGAATTAAAACAAAAAAGTGTATTTGACATTTTAAGCAGTATTGATATTAGCGAATATGTTAAAGAAAAAAATGGAATGTCTTATCTTCCGTGGGCAAAAGCTTGGGAGATTATAAAAAAGCATTTCCCTACAGCCACATACAGAGTTTATCCGCAATATATGGACGACTATGGAAATACCAGATTTTGGCACGATGACGGCAAAAGCGGCTGGGTTACTGTAGGCGTAACCATCGAAGGAGAAGAACAGATTGAGAATCTTGCAATTATGGACTATCGAAATCAAGCAATTCCTGCTGAAAAAATCACATCTGTTGATGCAAATAAGAGTAAGCAAAGATGTTTGGTGAAGGCTTGCTCCTATCATGGTCTTGGCGGAAACCTTTATTACGGCGAAGAAATTCCAGAATCGGTAGCAAGAGCCGAAGAATTAAAGGAATTGATTTCAGACGCGGTTAAGGCAAAGTGTAAACTCTCAGACAAAGCAAAAGAAAAAGTTGCGGAGCTTTGCAAAAGGGCAGAAAAACAAGCCAAGCCAAATATTGAAGATGGATTAATTTCCGGCAACTACAAAACCATTGATGACGTAGATATTCTTAATATTCTCTACGACAATCTCTTAGCAATTAGAAAGTAAGGTGTAATTATGGGTTTTAGACAAGCAGATTCAGAAGGTCGCGGAGGTTTCGCCCGCGTTTGGTCATTTGAGAACAAGGGTAAGTATTCTACCGCAAGACTTAGCACAAGCAAAAAGACGCAGGATGACGAAGGAAACGACGTTTGGACAACGGATTTCCAAGATGGTTATGTCAGATTCATCGGCTCGGCACACACAAAGTTGCAGGGGCTTGAAATTCCAACGAACGCGAAGGGCGATTCAAAGGGATTGACAATTCAAATCACTTCTTGCGAAGTTAGTACATATTTCAATCCAAAGACCGAAAAAACGAACACAAATTTTGTTGTTTACGCTTTCGACGTTCCAGACGACGATGGTGGCTCAAAACCCGCCGCAAAGAAGTCATCCGCAAAAAAGTCAACATCAAAGGCAAAGACCAAAAAGGCAGCGCCGGTTGATGATGATGACGATGATTTGCCGTTTGAATAATGATGATAAATGAGAATATCGAGCGGTTTGAATCTTTATTGAGAAGTACAAAAAGAGATGGTATAGAGAGTTTGATTGCGTTTATTCGTAAATCAGACTTCTATACCGCTCCGGCAAGCACCAGATACCACTCTTGCCATGAGGGTGGTCTATTGGAGCATAGCTTAAATGTTTATGACCGCTTTGTAGAAAAATTCAAAGATGATTTATGGGCAGAAAAAGCAAATATTGATGAAAGTAGCAAAATCATAATTGCATTATTGCATGATTTGTGTAAGTGCTATTTTTACGGCTCTGAATTAAAGAATAAAAAGATTTATAGCGATTTCGGCAAAAAATCAGATTCCAATGGTCGTTTCGATTGGGAAACTGTTCCTGTATATACCGTTGATGATAAATTCCCTATGGGGCATGGCGAAAAATCAATGTTTTTAGTAGAAAGATTTATCAAATTAAATAAGACAGAAGCTATGGCAATACGTTGGCATATGCTTTGGACTGAGCCTAAAGAATTATACAACACAATCGGAAATGCTATTAAACTATATCCAATCATTCTCGCTTTGCATGAAGCGGATATGGAATCAACTTATTTACTCGAAAAGGAAGAATAAATGAGCAGAAAAACTGATATTAAGACTTGCAGATTTGCCGGTTGCCCGCATGGAAAAAAAATTGATATTTCTAAAGATGAATATGTAATGCCCGCAAAAGGAATGTATTATCACCCAGATTGTCTTAACAAACACAAAAGCGGAGAATGGAAAGATGAAAAAACCCGCGCGGATTTACAATACTTAAAGAATCAATGGGCATTACGGATTGATAAAAATGTAATCTTTAGTCAGTTAATGAGAGTATTAAATGATTTCATTGGTCGCGGAGTGCCTTCCGATTACCTTGTCTTTGTTTTTGATTATGTTATTCAGCACAAAATGAAGCTACATTATCCATATGGTTTCAAATATTATGTTGACAACAAAGAAATAAAAGAAGCATATGAAAAAAGCAAATTGCCAAAAATTGATAATTCAAAGTTTGTGGTTAAACATACGGAGTTTGAACCTCCGCAAAAAGTAGAACCATCGCCACTGATTGCCAATAAGCCAAAAGGTTTCGGAAGCATTTTGCACCGAAGCAAAAAGGAATGAGGTGGTTGATTGGATATAAAAGAATTATCAGATATTCAGAGTGAAAGCGGTGTAATTGGAACGCTATTATATCACCCTGATTACATAGCTCACACAGAATATCTAAAGCCCAACTACTTCTACAATGTTGATAACGCCTGTATTTATTGGGCAATTCAAGAATTGTTTCAAAGCGGAATTAATAATATTGACGCTTATAATCTTTCCAGTAAATTACAATCACATCAAGGCGTTAGGAATAAGTTGGAGCAATATAATTTGCCGGCAGTTCAAGAATTAGTTGAATTATTCAGGGAAACCGCACGTCATTCCCTTGAAGAATATAAAATGCTTGCCGACAACATAGTTACATTGTCGTTCAAACGTGACCTTGTAAAAACGCTGCATGAAATAGAAGCAGACTGTTTCAAGAAAACTGTTGACCTTGAAAAATTAAGTTCAAACTCATACAGTTCAATGGATGATTTGACAAAAAAATATCTAACGAGCGGCGAAATTCAGACGGTCGGAGATAAGATTGAAGAAATATGGGCAGAAATTGAAGATTCTGCTGAACATGGAATTGAATCAAAATACAAATCTTTTCTTGGTTATTTCAAATATGAGCCGGGAGAAGTTATTTCTATCCAAGCCCGCAAAAAGCAGGGTAAATCAATGTTCCTTATGAACGAAACGGTTCATATGCTCAAACAAGGACTACCGACAGTTGTTTATGATAGTGAAATGAATGACAAATTATATGTAACACGGCTTTTAAGCCATTTGAGCGGAGTAAAAATCCACACAATTTCTTATAAGACATACACTCCCGAAGAATACGCGCGGATTAAGCAATGGAAAGACTGGCTAAAAGAACAGCCGTTCGTACATATCTACGACCCATCAATGAGTATGGAGAAGTTTTTTTCTGTTTGTCGTTCATTACAGAATAGTATGAATTTATCATTTATAGTTTATGACTACCTCAAAAGCAATAAAACTTCTACTGGTGAAAACTATAATGCTTTGGGCGATATGACAAACTATTTGAAAAATGAAATTGCCGGCAGATTAAATCTCCCTGTTTTGGCTGCTTGTCAGCTTAACAGAAGTGGCGAAACTGCTGACAGTGAAAAGATAAATATGTATGTTTCTGTTGGAATTAAGTGGGGATATAAAACGCAAGAAATGATTGCAAAAGATGGAATTGAGTGCGGCAATGCCTATGCAAAGGTATTTTTTAATCGTATCGGGCAATCTATGGCAGAAGATGACGAGGACGAATATATAGATTTTGTCTTTGATGGCGCAAGAGCAACCATTGAAGAAGCTAAACAACATACAGTAAGTGATGATTTTAATTAACGGGCGGTGATAGGTTAGATGGTTTATGATGACGAAATGCTTCAACAAATCAATGATAACGCTAACCTACTCAAATACGTCCAAAATGCAGGTATCGAACTAAAGCAACAAGGCGACGATTATTTCACAAATTGTCCTCTGCACGTTGATGACACCCCTTCATTATCCTTTACTCCCGCGAAAAATTCATTCTATTGTTTTTCGTGCGGAGCGAAAGGACAAATGATTGGCTACTTAATGAAGTATGAGGATTTAGATTTTGACGAGGCGGTTGAAAAAGCCGCGCGGATTGGCAATACCGATATGAGTAAAATGTGTCATTCCGAAACCGTCATTTTCCTTAAACGATATAAGCGATACCTTGAAGCGAAAAGACACAAAGTTAAGATTGAACATCCCGCGCTGCCGGATTACGCAATCAACAAATTCTCAAAGGACGAAAAAATCACAGAATGGTTAGATGAAGGTATCACTCAGGAAATGATTGATTTGTTTGGTGCGAGAATTGACGATTATCAGAATAGAATTGTTTATCCTGTTTACGATTTGGCGGGAAAGTTAATTAATGTTAAAGGACGAACTCGTTATGAAAATTATCACGATTTAGGCATTCCAAAATATATCAATTATTATCCCGTTGGTACTATGGATTACTTTCAAGGATTAAATGTCACCTTGCCATATGTCAAGGAGCGCGGCGAAATTATAATCTTTGAATCCATTAAAAGCGTTATGAAAGCATACTCTTGGGGTTACAAGAATTGCGCGTCGGCAGAAAAACATACATTGACTCCCGAACAGACAGAGCTACTTGTCAAACTAAGAGTAAATATTGTTTTTGCGTATGATGCCGATGTTAGTTATAAGGATAAAGACGTAGCTAAAAGTATTAATAAACTCCGCAGAGTGACAAATGTTTATACAATCAATGACTATGAAGAACTTTTAGGTGGAGCTGCCGCTAAGAACTCACCTGTTGATTGCGGGATAGATATATGGGAAGAATTATACGAAAACAAAAGGAAGGTGATATAAATTGGGGGATGAACATAAAACACGATGGTCATATTCAAGATGTACTTCCTTTGGACAATGCAAATATGAATATTACTTAAATTACATAATCAACGATGATGAACAATATCTCAGCGAGGGTAACTATTACGCCGAGGTTGGAAGTTATATCCACAAAATCCTTGAAATGATTTTCAAAGGCGAACTCAAACAAGAGAATGCTCTACAATATTATCTTGACAATTATAAAGATAATGTGTTTTACAAAGTTAAAAAGCAAGCCACGATGGATAAAACTTATGCACTTTTGGCGGATTATTTTGCAAACTTAGATTTGAGTTGGATTGATAACTATGAAATTCTTGGCGTAGAAAAGAAAATGAAGTTTAGCCTTGATGGTTATGATTTCATTGGTTATATCGACTTGCTTCTCCGCGATAAACGAGATGGCAAGATTGTTGTTCTCGATCATAAGAGTACGGAATATCCGTTTAAGCTGGGCGGCGGGTTAAAGAAAAAATTGCAAGACAGTTTCGCCAAGTACAAGAAACAAATGTATTTGTATGCTTATGCCGTTCACGAAGAATACGGCGAATACCCAAAGGAGATGACTTGGCATCATTTCAAAGACGGTGGTAAACTTGCAACTATTCCATTTAAGAAAAAGGAATATGATGATTCTTTGGATTGGTTTAGAAAAACATTAAGAGAGATTGAGAAAGAAGAAGATTTTGAACCAAATGAGGACTACTTTTATTGTGCAAATTTGTGTAATTTCCGAAAGAGTTGTGAATACCATAAGCGAAGTATGAGAAAGATGTGGAAGAAGAAATAAATGTATAAGAATTACCACAAACACGATCATCACGGAAATCCGTGGGCTATGGATGTGGTGGTTAAGCCCGAAGAATATTGCAAAAGAGCAATAGAATTAGGTCACGATTCTGTTTTTACCGTAAATCACGGAGTTACAGGCAATATATTTGAATGGATGGAACAAGCCAAAAAATATAATCTTAAACTTCACTATGGCACTGAGGCATATTATGTGCCAGACAGATTTGAAAAAGACAGAAGCAATCGACATATCATAATAATTGCAAAAAACAATGACGGTGCAATGCAGTTAAATGATATTATGACCGAAGCCCACCAAACAGGTTTTTATTACAAACCGAGAATTGATAAAGAGCTATTATTTTCTCTCAATTCAAAGAATTTCATCATTACAACAGCTTGTGTGGCTGGATTGTGGAACGACCCAGAACTCATTCTCGCGTTACATAGAAAATTTGGCAACAACTTCTTTTTGGAATTACAAGATCACAATATTGCTATTCAAAAGGAAGTTAATCACAAAATGTTGCAATTAAGTGAACAAGCACATATTCCAATTATCCACGCAAATGATAGCCATTATATTTATCCGCAAGATTCTAAATATAGAGATATTCTACTTAAAGCAAAAGGTATCTTTTACGAAGAAGAAGAATCAATGACTTTAGATTATCCTTCGGAAGATGAAATATATAGTCGCTATGAAAAGCAAGGGATATTAACACGGCAGCAAGTCAGAACCGCGCTTGATAACACAATGGTTTTTGATGAATGTGAACCAATCACCATTATCAATGACGATATAAAACTTCCGCCGATTTCAGAACATCCAACAGAGGATTTACGAAATCTGATATACGCTCAATGGGAAACCGAAAAACAAAACATTCCACGAGAACAATGGACAAAATATGAGGAAGCAATATCTTACGAACTGGATATTGTAGAAAAAACTCATATGGAGAATTATTTTCTTATTGACTATAACGTTGCAAAAAATGGTCAAGAGAAATATGGCGGTAAACTCACAAACACGGGGCGCGGGTCAGCTCCATCATTTTATATTACAAAGTTACTTGGATTAACCGATATTGATAGGGTTTCCGCGCCAATTACACTATTTCCAACAAGATTTATGTCTGTTGAAAGAATATTAGGCACAAGGTCATTACCCGATTTATGGATAATAATGATAAACGAAACTGGTGTGTGTATATGCACACTAATACTATTAACAATAAAAAATATATAGGAATTACAGGTCAAAATCCACCCGAAAGGAGATGGAGAAACGGTGGTAGTGGATATTCTCAGAGTGGATATTTTAGAAATGCAATAAACAAATATGGTTGGGAAATTTTACCCACGAGATTTTAATTTCTGAACTAACCTTTGAAGAAGCCTGTGAATTAGAAAAGTATTATATAAAATTCTACGGAACAAAAACTCCTAATGGTTATAATCTAACCGATGGCGGTGAAGGAACTGTTGGTTGGAAACCAACAGAAGATTTTAGAAACAAACAATCCATTATACATAAGAAACAATGGGAAGATGAAGATTATAGACGAAGAAACGTAGCTATTCGTCAAGACGAAAACGGAGTTTATAAATCGCAAGAGTTCCGCAATAAGATTTCTCAATTAGTAAAGGGTGAGAAAAACCCGAATTATCAGAATTATTGGACAGATGAACAAAAGAATAAACTAAGAGAAAAACAAAAACAAAATCCTATATATAAAAATGAGAATAATCCTAATGCAAAAAGAGTTATGTGCATTGAAACCGGCGAGGTATTTGATTGCATAAAGTACGCAAGAGAAAAATATCAAATTGAGAGTGAAGGCTCAATGACCGTGGCTCTAAAATATCCAACTCGTACTGCGGGTGGTTTGCATTGGAAATATATATAAACATTATTATTCCGTTGGTCGCCTCATACAGAGATGTGTGTTGAATAACCCAGAATATGCTGGAATCCCCTAAAGACCAAAACACTACAACATAATACGAAAGTATAAGTGTGAATGTTGCGAAAGCAGAAAAAAGTTTTTGGTATGGTGCAAGGTGAAATAAAAGCGTTAGAAATAACGTCCTAAACACTGTTACAATGGGCAATCAGCAGAGATAGTAGCGAAAGCTAAAGCTCCCAACGACTACCAATGGGAATCCGAGATTATATCAACGATTATTGTATAGTCTATCCCCGTATTGAAATATCGGGAAACCGAGGGTATTAGAGATTGACCTAAATATGGCAGACAGAGAACCATTCATCAAAGCAACAGAAGATTTGCTCGGCAAAGAAAATTGTGCTTGGATGTTGACTTGGAAACCACTTCAAAATTCCTCGGCTTTTCGTACATATTGTAAAGGCATCGGCAAAGATATAAGCGAATATGACGAGATAGCCAAAAATCTTGAATTATATGAAAACGATAAAAAGTGGAAAGATATTATCGAAGAAAGTAAAAGATTTCGTGGAGTTATTGAAAGTGTATCTGAAAGTCCGTGTAGTATGCTGCTTTATAACAAGCCAGTAAGAAAAGAACTTGGACTTGTACGCACAAATGCCGGTGTTTACTGCTGTTTGTTAGATGGTATCAACTGCGATAAATATAAATATCTTAAAAATGACTATCTTTCAGTAACAGTTTGGTCTATTATTCGTTCTGTTTGTGAAATGGCGAACATCCCAATTCCAACAATCCGCGAATTAGATAACCTTCTTGATGATGAAACTTTTGATATTTACAAAAATGGATTAACCTGCACAATAAATCAAGCAGATAGCGATTTTGCAACTGCTTTGGTTAAAAGATACTGCCCAAAAAGCGTATCAGAAATGTCGGCGTTTGTAGCAATAATTCGTCCTGGTTGCGCAAGCCTATTGCAAGACTTTATTGACAGAAAACCATATACAACTGGTGTTAAAGAACTCGATGATATTCTTGTTGAAGGCAAGCATAGAATGATTTATCAAGAGTTGATTATGCGCTATTTAATTTGGCTCGGAATTGCTGAAACAGGCTCTTACGATATTATCAAAAAGATTGCTAAGAAGAAATTCAAAGAAGCCGAGCTTGCGGAATTAAAAACCAAACTCCTAAAAGGTTGGAAAGCAAGATTAAACACATCAAACGGATTCGATGAAACTTGGCAAGTAGTTCAAAATGCTGCTAAATACAGTTTTAATGCAAGTCACTCCATATCATATGCCTACGATAGTTTGTATGGCGCATATTTGAAATCTCATTATCCGCTCGAATACTATACGGTGGCGCTTAATTATTACGGTGATGATTCTGATAGAACATTAAAACTAACAAATGAATTATCGTGGTTTAATATCAAGTTAAAACCAATTCAGTTTAGATATTCAAAAGGTAATTATACTTTATCACGAGAAGATAACAGCATATACAAAGGAATCCAGAGTATAAAAAATATGAATGCGAAAGTCGCAGATGAAATTTATGAATTACGCGACAACAAGTATCTTTCTTTCTTAGAGTTGCTTTTTGACCTAAAAGAAAAAACATCAGTCAATGCCAGACAGTTGATGATACTGATTGAATTAGACTTTTTTGCAGAATTTGGAGATACAAATTATCTTATAGCTCAATATGATTTCTTTGATAAATTTTATGGTAAAAAACAATTCAAAAAAGAGGTTTTATCAAATTTCGGCATATCATTAGAAACCATCGGTAAATTTGCTGAAAAAGAAAGCCCAAAAATGTTTACAGAAGTAAATTTTTATTCATATGCCAAAAATGTAAAACCAGAAGTTGTTTATGCTCCAAGAAAATTATCGGAACGAATTAAATCTCAGATTGATTATCTTGGATATATAGCTATTGCAGATGGACGTTATAGCGGAATGGCGGCGGTACTTTCCGTTGATAAAAAGTTTTCTCCAAAACTCAAACTATATTCATTAAAAAACGGAACAACACTTGATTGCAAAATAGATAAAAGAACATTCAATTCAAACCCATTAGACAAGGGTGATATTGTGAAGGTTATTTCTACAAAGAAAAAACCAAAAGTGAGAAAAAATGCCGATGGTAAATGGGAGGATATTCCCGGAACAAAAGAATTATGGATAATTAAATATCAGAAAGTTAATAACCTATAAAATGGAGGATAAGAAATGACATATAACGAAATACAGCAAGATTTATTTTCAGTACCACAAGGATATTACCTCGCACATTGCATTAGTGGTGACTATGCACTGGGCGCGGGAATTGCGAAGAAATTCGATAAAGTTTATAACATGAGATTCAAACTGCATAGGGACTATGCAATCCCAGATGGTGAAAAATACGCAAATGTAGGTAGGGCATTGCTTGTAGATAATGTTTTCAATCTCGTTACTAAGGCGCGTTGTTTCCATAAGCCAACATATGACGATTTGTATGACACTCTAATCAATATGAAAGAACAAATGGAGGACTTTGGAATTACAAAACTCGCCATGCCGCTCATTGGTTGCGGATTAGATAAGCTTGAATGGAATCGTGTTAAAGATGTCATTGAAGATGTTTTTGATGATACAGATGTTGAAATTTTAATTTGCTATCTATGATTGACTATGCACCGAAATATCTGGTGATGGTTACTGCCGGCGCAAACAATAATAAATATTATCGAATGACACCGCAGGGTGATATGTGGTTGGCTGAGTATGGTCGTATTGGTGGCGGTACTCAGTCCCGCACATATAGTAAATACTTATGGGAAAAGAAATACAATGAGAAAATCAAAAAGGGATATGTTGACCAAACTGACCTTGTGCAAGATTTAATTTCTATAGAAAAACCAAAAGTAAAATCGCCATATAAAGCGATTGATAATTTAGTAATTGCTGATATTGTTGAGCGCCTTCAAAACATGGCTCGTAAAGCTATTAGCGAGAATTATACAGTATCTTCAAATAAAGTAACACAAGCAATGGTAGATGAAGCGCAAAGCATAATCAATGGGTTGCTTGCCATCACCGATTTGAAACAATTTAATGATGAACTTGTAAAACTGTTCACGACAATCCCGCGAAAAATGGGTTCTGTTAGCAGTTACATAGCAAATAAGACAGACGATTTCAATAAGATTATTCATCGTGAGCAAGACCTTCTTGATGTAATGAAAGGTCAAATCGTGCAAAAACAAGTTATTGATAATGCAGAAGAAAATAACACAGAAACTATTGATAAGACTATTCTTGAAACCCTTGGACTTGAATTTGAAGAATGTTCAAAAGATGATATTGCAACAATCAAAGTAGCACTCGGAAGCTGCGCTGACAAGTTCAATAAGGCTTGGAAAGTTAAAAATATTAAGACTCAAGCAAGGTTTGATAGTTTCGTCAAAGACAATAACATTCAAGATGTACGCTTGTTATTCCACGGCAGCCGCAACGAAAATTGGTGGTCAATCATTCAGAGCGGCTTATTGTTAAGACCTACAAATGCAGTAATTACAGGAAAAATGTTTGGCTTTGGAATTTATTATGCGCCCAAAGCACGTAAATCACTTGGTTACACAAGTCTATCCGGAAGTTATTGGGCAAATGGAAATTCAAATTCTGGATTTATGGCATTAATGAATGTTGCCTATGGTAAGCCCTATGATGTTTATTCTTTCGATTCTAAATATCATAGTTTTGATTATGATAAGCTTCAAAAGAATTGCCCAGGAGCTAATTGTTTGCACGCTCACGCTGGCAGTATGCTGCGAAATGATGAAATTATCGTTTATAAAGAAGAACAATGCACAATTAAATACCTTGTTGAACTAAAAAATTGAGTGTCAATCAAACTGTGATTTTATAGACACAATATAAACAATACAGTACAAATAATAAGCAAATAACAGCAATATAATACTAAAAAAATGCAAAGAAAGGCGTAAATTATGGGAAAAATAACTATTTTACCTGAAACAACAAAAGACCCAATATCTTTAATGGGACGTAGAGCCGGAATTTGTTGGGGTGCTGATGTTTCAGACGAAAAAAAGAATTTTGAGCGCGGACTTGATTGTATCAAAAGCAATCACGGCAGAGTAATGGAATACGTAAACGTAGAAACGGTAATTGATGGTTATTCAGCAAGAGTAATTAGGGAGTGGTACACACATCTTGGCGGAGCACCAACGAGATTACAGGCAAGCACGAGATATATTGATTATAACGATTTCGATTACATAATGCCAAAAACAATACAAAATGAGATTCCGGCAGAGGAAGTTTATGAAAAGGCTATGGTCGATATTCAGAACGCAGCAAAGAAACTCGAAAAATTAAATGTACCAAGAGAGGACATTGCGTTATTACTTCCTCTCGGAATGACAACTAAAATCGTAGACAAGCGTAATGTGCGCAATATTATGGATATGTCGCGGCAGAGAATGTGTTCGCGTGCTTATTGGGAATATAGACAGATGTTCAATGATTATATTGGTGCTCTCTCTAAATATTCCCCTGAATGGAATACGTTGATTCCAATGATTATGAAGCCAAAATGTGATGTTTTAGGATATTGCCCTGAGAAGCGCAGTTGTGGGAGAAGGAAAAGAAATGAGCAGAAGATATGAAAGTGATTGCGTAGGCTGTGATTTGCCATGTATTGGTCTTTCTTGCCGCTATTATCGTGTTGCCGTAGATAGTTGTGATGTCTGCGGCAACGACGACGCTAAATATAACGTTGACGGAACGGATTATTGCGAAGAATGCCTTGAACAGATGATTAACGAAGAATGGGAAGAAAAATCACAAGCTGAAAAAATTATGGCATTAGACGATGACATGAATGAATGTTTAGATTCATTTTTTGAAGATTTGGATTTAGAGCAAAAAGCAGAGTATTTGGATATTGGCATATCAGATATTGATTATGATATAGAGGATTAAGAATGGAAAAGCAAATATTTATTATTAACGGCTCTGGTGGTGTCGGGAAAGATACATTTGTTGAACTTGTCGCCAAATCATTATACAGATTATATGGTTACACATTACTAAACTATTCATCAATAGACTGTGTGAAAAACATTGCAAAATCTATTGGTTGGAATGGCGGCAAAACAGAAAAAGATAGAAAGTTTCTATCGGACTTGAAAGTATTGATGACAGAATATAATGACGCGCCATTCAGCAGTATGCAATATATGGCGAATCTTTTCAATCAATCAGGGGATATAAAAATTTTATTCCTGCATATCAGAGAGCCTAAAGAAATAGAAAGAGCAAAACAAGCATTTAATGCCAAAACAATTTTGGTAAGACGGGATAGTATTCCGCATGTCACATCAAATATGGCTGATAATGGAGTTTTTGATTATCAATACGATATTGAAATCAATAATGATGGTGATTTGAATGATTTGGCTAAACAAGCAGAAAAATTCACTATTTCGTGTTTTGAGGAAAATTAAGCATGAAAGAATACAAAGTTTTTACTTCCGGCAAAATGGGCGGATTAACTTACAATGAACAAATGGAATGGCGACTTAATTTAGAAAATTTAGTATTTGGACTAACTGAGAAAAAAGTGAAGTTTATTCACCCGCCAGAATTTTTTGATTATGATTTTCCAGACCAAAAAACGGCAAAAGAATGGGAAATTAACCAGATTATTGACAGTGATATTGTTGTTATAGATTTGAGCACAATTAAAGACAGCATAGGAACACATATAGAATTGGGCGTTATTCATGCAGTCAACAGAATGAGCGGTAAGCATATCACAACAATAGGTATTGGAAAACCAAATACAAATCATCCGTGGATTAAATCTGGTGTTTTCTATAGAGTAGACAATGTTGAAGAAGCAGCTAAATTTATATGTAAATATTTATTGATATAGTGGGAGGAATTGAATGAAAGTACAAAAAAGAGATGGGCGAATTGTTGAATTTAATAAAGATAAAATTATTTCAGCAGTTTCAAGAGCTTATAAAGAAGTCGATGGAGAAGTAAGCGACCACGCAAAAATTGATATTGAATTGATGGCTGATGAAATATCAAAAAGCAAACAGGATATTTTATCAGTTGAAGAAATCCAAGATATGGTCGAACGCAAATTGATGAAAAGCTCGCGCAAAGATGTAGCTAAAGTCTATATCATTTATCGGAATGACCGCACAAGAATCCGCGAAAAGAATAGCGCACTTTCAAAAGCGATTTCAGATAAACTTTTCGCAAGAAATGTAGAGAACCAAAATGCAAATGTTGACGAAAACTCATTTGGTGGTCGTATGGGCGCGGTAACAAGCGTAGTTACCAAGAATTATGCCTTAAATAATTGTATGTCTGAAATGGCGAAAAATAACCACTTAGATAACATTATTTACATACACGACTTAGACCATTATGCGGTAGGCGACCATAACTGTTTATCAATTCCATTTGATGAATTACTTGCCGGCGGTTTCAACACAAGACAAACCGACGTAAGACCAGCACAATCTGTCGGAACTGCTTTCCAACTTGTCGCTGTTATTTTCCAACTACAAAGTTTGCAACAATTTGGCGGAGTTTCCGCTACGCACCTTGATTGGACAATGATTCCGTATATTAGAAAAAGCTTTTTGAAACATTATATTACTGCTTGGCTGAAAGATAATGAAGATTTCACTAAGTTGGATTTGCTAAATATGATTTTTGAAGATTATTCAGAAGAAATCGAAGGTCATACTATAACCCGCAATAAATTTGAAGATTGGGTAGATTCTCATAAATCAGAATTTTTTGAAATTACAAACACAACTGAGGAAGATTATACTCTTGATAACAAATCATTAAATAGAAAGTATTATCAGAGTGCTCTTTACGATACCATTATTGAAACCAAACAGGCAGTAGAGGGAATGTATCACAATCTAAATACATTGCAATCTCGCTCTGGAAATCAGTTGCCGTTCACTTCAATAAACTATGGTACTTCTACAGTAACAGAGGGTAGATTAGTAACAAGATGTCTAATCGAAACGTCAATTAAAGGAATCGGCAAGTTACATAAAACATCAATCTTTCCTTGCGGCATTTTCCAATGTATGAAGGGTGTGAACCGTAAACCGGGCGACCCCAATTATGATTTATTCAAATTGGCGTTAAAATCAACATCTTTAAGACTATATCCGAACTATGCCAATGTTGATTGGAGCGGCAACAATGGATATGACCGCAATGACCCACAAACATATTTTAGCACAATGGGTTGCCGTACAGCTAATGGTTTTGACATCAATGGTTTTGGGCAACTGAAAGATGGTCGCGGTAACATCTGTCCGGTAACAATCATTCTTCCTACCATTGCAATGATGGTAAAAGAAACGGGGGAAAAATACGGTTATATTTCAGGCGACAATGGAGAAGAAGTTTTAATCGACGCTTTTATTGATTATCTTGATGATAAAATCCACGAAGCAAAAGATATGTTAATTGAACGATTCAAATATATTTCCTCTCAACCCGCCGAATCTGCTAAATTCATGTATGAAAACAACGTAATGAAGGGCTACGATGGAAAAGATATTGTTTCGGCATTAAAACATGGAACGCTTGCAATCGGTCAGCTTGGATTAGCAGAAACTTTGCAAATTCTCGTTGGTTGCGACCAAACAGAGAAAAGAGGAATGAAGGTTGCAAAGAGAATTGAGCAGTTGTTCAAAGACAGATGTGCGGAATTTAAGAAAGAATATAAATTAAATTTCGGTGTTTATTACACTCCCGCAGAAAATCTTTGTTTTACCGCCATGACACGTTTCAAGGAAAAATATGGTGAAATCCCGAACGTTTCCGATAAAAAATTCTTCACAAATTCAATTCACGTTCCAGTATGGAAAGAAATTGACCCATTTGAGAAGATTGACATTGAATCTCAGCTTACGGGTTATTCAAGTGCCGGTTGCATTACATATGTTGAAATCAATGCTGGTATTAAGAACAACCTTGAGGCTTTGGAACAGATTGTTAATTATGCAATGGATAAGGATGTCCCTTATTTCGCTGTAAATGTCCCAAACGATATGTGTGTTGATTGCGGATATACAGATGAAATCAAAGAAGTATGTCCTATGTGCGGTTGTGATGAAATTCGTAGATTACGCAGAGTTACAGGTTATCTCACAGGAGATTATAAAACCGCATTTAATGAGGGAAAGCAAGAAGAAGTGGAAATGCGTGTAAAGCATTTTAACGGTTGATATGAATTATTTAAGCATAGAAAAAACTTCTGTCGCTAATGGTGTCGGTATAAGAACTGTATTATGGGTTAGTGGTTGCTCTTTACATTGTAAGGGCTGCCACAACCCTGAATCGTGGAATTTTAATGCTGGAAAACCATTTGACGAAAATGCAATGAAAGAATTAATGAATTGTTTATCCAAACCATACATCAATGGCTTAACAATTTCCGGAGGACACCCATTAGAGAATAACAATTTATCTACTGTATTTTCTATAATTTCTAATGTTAAAGCATTTGAACCAACAAAAGACATTTGGCTATATACTGGATTAAATCTTGAATATAATGATTTTGTATTTTCTAATCCCAAAAATCGTTATGATATGTTCAAATATAATGTATTAACATACTGTGATGTTGTTGTTGATGGCGAATTTAGAGAGGAATTGAGAGATACAACTTTAGCATTTCGCGGCAGTAGTAATCAAAGATTGATTGATGTAAAGAAAACCATTAAAAATAAAAGCATTGTTTTATATACGAGGTAAATATGTCAATTTTCATACCAAACAAAATAAATGTAGGTTATCAAAACCGCGAAGGAACATACACCGGCAAATTAGCTTACGTAATTTATTATGATGAACGCGGTAAACTGAGAAAAGAAACATCTTGGCAAAATTGGCGGGATGAAAATATACCAAATAATATATACGAAAACGTCCCAACAGATGGATTCGTCCTCAATAAAAAAGTTGGAGGGTATAAAAGCGGTTGGGATTTTAGGCAAACTTATACAAGAGTGTATGACCCGCGCGGATTTGAGTTTGAAATCACTATGGAGAATCTTCTTTGGATTTTAGAGTGTTGCAATTCCATCAAAGGAAAAGGTTTAGAGGGCGAATTTGTTTATGGATATAGTAATGGTGACTTATTACTTGTGCCAGTAGATTCGCCAGATTATCAAAAATATATCAGCCAAAGTAAAGCCATACAAGATGGTTTATTCGTAAAGGGTAGCGAGTTAGTTGTTGGCAAAACATATAAAAATCGCCAAAATAGAGAATATGTTTATCTTGGCAGATATAACTACTATAAAAAAGAAGTAAACCATATGCAAAAAGAGTTTTGCGGTTCTTTTTACCATCCAAAATACAAAGATGTTGGTTGGGAACACCCATTAGATGATACTTGGCAAACTGATATATCATATAACCCAAAAAGTTATCGTTTTAGATTTAAAGATATGGGGAAATATTATTGGTTCGCAGAAAGTTATATATCATATAACGGCAATAAATATTGGGATATTATTTCAAGCAAAAATATAAGTAAAAGATTTATTAAATCTAATTTAGATTATCAAAATGAGTATTCTATGCTATACGAAAAAATGACTAAATTAGAAAGTTTCTCTCCAATAGAGTATTTGGATAGCAAATTAATATATATACCATTTGATGTGTTTGAAAGACAATGTAAAAAAATACAAGATAACAATGATAATGACCATCTAAGCGTATCTAATTATAATGACGATTTTGGAATAGAACACATATATATAAATTATGATAAAAACAAATCTGTATTTAGTCGAAACGCAAAAAAATTTAACACAATCAAAGAAGTGTATGATTATTATAAACCTTGCTTTGTAAAACACTATTTACAGAATGGAGAAATAAAAATAAAGGGGTATAATTATGGCTACGAAGAATGATGAAAGAATTATTGAATTAAAGAAAGTTATCGAAAAGAAACGCGAAGA